AGTCGAGTTTTTGCCGGACGGCTTCCGAGACGATGCCTTCGATCTCGCTGGCCGCTACTCGCGTGACAGAACCGGCCTTGTGCTTTCGCCCGCGCAGCACCGTGCTGACATAGAATCGGTATCGGACCCCATTCTTGCTAGAAAAGCTCGGGCCCATGCGATTACCCCGGTCGTCAAGGAGCTTTCCTTTCAGCAGGGCACTACTCTCCGAATACTTGGTCTTGCAGTTGACGGTGTTGGCTTTGAGCAGTTCCTGCACCCGCTCAAAGGTCTGCGGGTCGACGATGGCTTCATGCTCGCCCTTGAACCACTTGCCGCCGTGGTGAACTTCGCCGACATAGACCCGGTTCTTGAGAAAATAGGCGAGGGGACCATAGGTGAAGGGAATGCCGCCATTGTATTTGACGACTTTCGTATTGCGCCGCTTGGTGACGATGCCGCGCTGGTCGAGATCAGTCACCAGACGGCCAAAGGATTTGAGCTCCAGGTAGCGGCGAAAAATGGTCCGGACCGTCTCGGCTTCGGTCTTGTTGACTACGAGCTTCTTGTTCTTGGAATCGTAGCCCAGCGGGACCGTCCCTCCCGTCCATTTGCCCTTTTTCCGGGATGCGGCAACCTTGTCCCGGACCCGCTCGGATGCGAGCTCCCGCTCGAACTGGGCAAAGGACAGGAGCACGTTCAGCGTAAGCCGGCCCATGGAGGTGGTGGTGTTGAACTGCTGGGTGACCGCCACAAAGGAGATCGAGCAGGCATCAAAGGTCTCGACCAGCTTGGCAAAGTCAGCGAGCGACCGGGTGAGGCGGTCGATCTTGTAGACCACAACAACGTCGATCCGGCCGGCTTCGATGTCTCGCAGCAGCCTTTTCAGGGCAGGGCGGTCGAGGTTGCCGCCGGAGTAGGCGGGATCGTCATAGTGCTGGGGCAGGGCCTTCCAGCCCTGCGAAGCCTGGCTTTTGATATAGGCCTCGCAGGCCTCCCGCTGAGCATCCAGTGAGTTGAACTCCTGCTCCAACCCATGCTCGGTCGATTTCCGGGTGTAGATGGCGCAGCGCAGGGTTTTTCGGTCTTCAGCCCGCACTCTCTTCATTCCCTTCCTCTGGCTTGGTCGGGCGCGAGCGCAGCCCAAAGAACCGCGGACCATTCCATTTGGTGCCGGTGATCTCGAAGGCGATTTCGGAGAGGCTGGAGAAGGTCTTGCCCTCCCAGGCAAAGCCCATCTCCATCACCGTGACCCGGTAGGTTCTGCGGTTCCAGGTCCGCACCAGCTCGGAGCCCGGCTTGATCCGTCGGGGCAGCTCGAGCCGGCCATTCGGCTTGGTCTGAGCTGCCCTCACCAGCTGATCCAGCAGCCGCTGGTGTTCTCGCGACAGGCCGCCATAGGCTCGTTCCTGGATTTGGTGCGCAATGCTGCGCCGAAGCAGGTCCGGGCCGAACGCCTTTGGCGGCTCGGTCCGGAACAGCTCGCGATAGCGGCTCCGCAACTCCGCGATCGGCATTTTGGGCAGCCGTTCCAGCTCGGCCTCGACCTCCGGATCGGCTTCCAAATCAGCTGCGGCCGGGCGCTCGTCCCTCATGACGAAGTCCCAGCCTTCGCGATCCGGTAGATGCGCTGCTTGCCCACCTTTTCGGAATCAAGCTTCAGCTTGAGCTTCTTCTTGACCACGCCAGCAAAGAAGCCGCGCACCGAATGCTGCTGCCAGCCGGTCGCTTCCATGATGGCGGCAATCGTCGTGCCCTTTGCCTGGCGCAGCATCTCAAGCACGGTATCCTGCTTCGTGGGCGAACCGCCATGCGGCTGTGCTGCTAAAGCGGCCCGTGCCGCGGTGTTTGGCTTCGACGTCGGGGCCGTATTCTTGATTTGACGTGCAGTCTTCGGCGTCCGCTTGATGCCGCGAGACGGTTTTCCGGCACGCTTTGCAAATTTCGATTTCTGTTTGCTGGTGGCCATCCGGCGCTCCCTCCTGTCAACGACAGCATCACGTGCTGCCACTGCCACGAGCCCCGCGATCGGGCAGGGCGACGCGAGGAGAGAGGCCGCCGCGCGATGGCGCCCTCAGGCCCACCACACACGCTCCTTTCGGCGTAGAAGTCGAGCGAATTCACGAGCAATTTTATGGCTCTTTTGCAGGCTGCCGGATCACTAGGATGCTCATGGGAACCCCAAGAGACGGGGAGCGCCGACATTGCTGCTTGCCTCAGCCCATGACCCGTTTCCGAATTCTGGGGGCTTTTCCATCAGGAAATCCCTGAACATTGTGCTCCATCATCATGAGACTCGGGCTATATGATTGGGGGATTGAGAATCCTATCGTCATCACACCCATTTATAGGTGTAGTCGTAGCCGCCTCCATCATAGGCGAGCGCCTGGCTGACGCTGTCCACCTGATCGTCGTGACGCGATTGAGGGAAGGTCAATAGCTCCGCCTCTAGCTCCGGCAAGAAGCGCGCGTTCCTCGGAAACCATACACGCCCAGCAGCGAATTTGCCCTGTTGAACGTAGAGTCGGCCAACTTTGTCATGATCGATCTTGATGGGGTTGACATAGCAATTGGCATTGTCCCGAAGTTCTTGCGCCAAGGCAGTGCCCGTCGAAGCATCTTCGATCAAGATTTCGTCGGGCTTGAATCGCTTGGCGAGCTCGATCGCGGTGTCGCGGAGAAGCGGATATTCGAACCGATCCCGCACGAGATCGAGCAAATAGTAGTTTTCCTCGGTCACCAACCAGGTGGTGCACACCGACCAGTCATTTTGGGCGCCATCCTTGGCGGCAGTGTCCCAGCTTTGGATGATCCTGCTGTAGGAGATATCCTTGGGGATCTCGTCATAGTATCGCAGCCAGGGCCTCTTTATCATGGCGCCGCCGGCCGGGACCGGTGACTGCTGGTACTGCGCGGCGAACACGTCAGGTCCGAGCGTTAGCTCGAGCTTTCGGAGCGTCTCGATGGATTCATGTTCGGGATGAAGCGCTTCTCCGGCCTTTCGATCATAGTATTCGTTCGGTCCGATTGGGATCGATGCGTCCTCCACGGCGATAGCGGGTAGGCTGAGCACTTCCCACTTCTCGGGCGAATTTATGAGAAAGCCCGAAAGATCGTCCATGTGGACGCGCTGCATCACGATGATGATTGCGCTCGTCTGCTTGTTATCGAGCCGCGATACCAAAGTATTGGTAAGCCATTGATTCACGCCATTCCGACGCGGTTCCGATTGTGCATCGATTGGTTTCTGCGGATCGTCAATGATCACTGTATTCCCGCCGAACCCGGTGAGGGATCCCATGACCGACGTCGTTTTGCGGAAACCGCGCTTTGTCGTCATCACCTCGAGTTCGGTGTTCCGGGCAATGCGCATCTCCCGGAAAGCGCGTTGGTACCAAGTAGAATTTACAACCGACCGGAAATCGCTCGCATGCTTGGCAGACAGGTCATCGCCGTAACTGATCGCGATGATCTTGCGCCGCGGGTCAAGCCCAAGCAAGAACGCGGAAAATGCAACCGACACCGTGATCGACTTCAGATACCGCGGTGGAAGGTTGATGATTAGCCGGGTGATTTCCCCGCGTCGAACGCGCTCGAGCTGATAGGCGATGGCGCGGATGTGCCAATTGGGAAGGAAGGTTGCGCCAGGGTTAAGCCAAAGAAAGCTTCTATGCAGAAACTTCACAAAATCACGACGGAGCAGTTCGTCGAAGAGGGCAACTTCTTGGCTATTCATTTTTCTTAAATCTCTCTTCCAGTTCTTTGACGAAAGATTCGAAGACTGTCCGATCGTCCGTATCGAGGGTGGCAGTTGCGGGTTGTTCGAACGACTCGGTGAACTGCTTGCGAGCCAATAGGAAGGCTGCGGACTTTGGATTGCCCCTAAGGGCGTCTTCAGCGAATTTCAGATGAATGCCTTCGAGGAGGCTGATTTGTCGCGTCTTGCCGTTCTGAGTGATCTTGATTTTGCGGCTGAGCAGCTCGTTGATGATGGTCGCCTCGCTTTTCGATCCCTTGGGTCGGCCGCGCTTGTTGCCCGATTGGCCGGGCTTGAACTGGTGCTCGACAGGCGGGCGGCCGTAACCGACGTCGGTTCGTCTTCCCGGCGTGCGGGCGCGGCGCGCCCGTGGCGGTTTGCGGGCCATCACCTCCTCCTTCTGGATTTTTGGGAGGAGCGACGGGCGGCCACCTCGTTAAAGGTCTGGCCGGTCGACGTCAGGATTGCGTCGCGCTTGGTGAAGTCTTGCCAGCGCCGCACCGCGGCGTCGACGTAGAGGGGATCGATCTCCATGCCATAGGCCTTGCGACCGACACGCTCCGCCGCAAGCAGCATGGTCCCGGAGCCCATAAACGGGTCGAGCACGATGTCGCCGCGGCGCGAGCAATCCCTGATTGCGTCCGCAACCAAAGCGACCGGCTTCACTGTCGGATGAATCAATAGTTCGTCGAGGCGGCCTTTGCGGAAGGTGTTGACCCCGGCATAGGTCCAGACATTCGACCGGTTTCTGCCGTGCCGGCCGAGCTCAATATTATTGAGGTGCGGCGCGTCGCCGTTCCTGTAGACGAATATCAATTCGTGCTGGGAGCGGTAAAAGCTGC